AATAGCGCAGCGACCACTTCTCGTTTGCAGGCTTTTGCGGAAACGAATTAGCCGAAAAGCCAGCGTGCAGAGCGAGTTGTTGGAAGTCGCCCGCCAGTTGTTTGGAGATTGTGGTATACCCAATACAACCGCTCACTGTCTTGTGCCCATCGCAGCCGATAAGTCCTTCCAGAATCCACTCCGCTGCGTCTTTCCCCCATTCGAAGACTTCACGAGGGATTCGTTTTTCGGCGGCGTGCCCCAGTGGCTTCAAAAATAAAGCAAGCTGTTTCGAATGAATACAGAGACGATCGTCCCGTTCGGTAAAGGGAATCCCACACTCATCGAGCGTCTTTTTAAGCCATGTATGTTGGTGCCCTGAAACGGAGTGAGTCTGATCGTTTCGAGTATGCAGATCCACACGATAAATTATCTCACCAGGACGATCCGTACGATCATGAATCGTTGTTGACCCATTGGCGATATAAGCCCCCAAGAATACGAGCCACGGACGCATCGGAATGGCTGAAAAACGGTCGGCGCATTTCTCCTGCATGCGGCATCCTTTGCCATTTACCGCGTAATCAATTGTCGGAAGGCTGTAAACAAGTGGAGTGCTTCTTCCCCAATCCCCATTTTTCCGATGTCGGCAGCATTTTCCAATCGCTTTCTCGGCTGGAATCAACTCGTATTTGTCGCTGTTTCGCATCTGAATAAGCAAATTGTGTTCGGAAGTTACACGCAGATCGACTTGTTGGGACTTCAAACAGTACAGCGTACCAGCTGAAGGGTATTGATGCAGCTCCTGGGGGTAGTGAAGTTCGATCTTCCCTTCTGTGGTAATCGTATAGCACTTATCCTCAAGCGTGACTTCAGCAACGGGCTTCCACCCCTGCTTGGTCAGAATCTCAGTATCCTCTGTGTAGCAAAGCTTACTTCCGACCACCATTGGCTCTTGCATTTTCAGAGTGATCCGAATCTTGTTTCCGTGCTTCATGACATCGATGACTTCGCCCTCATGATCTTTTTCCCAAGTCTCTGAAGCATCTCGATAGGGCTTTACCAGACTCTTGTGAAGTCGGCCTAGCATCTCGGCTTCAGGAGAGACCTGAGCTTTCTGTAAAGTCGAAATCAACAAATCGCCTTTACGCACCCGGGTACCGGGTTTTACGACTCCCTGATCATCCAAGTTTGCATACTGCTCGGCTGTGTACTTGTTGCCAAAGTACGACTGATGCTTGGTCCGATCGACCTCCATGTCGTTCAGAACGTCTGTGCCTAATTTGTACATGTGAAGGCTGGTCAGTTTTTTCGCTGCTCCCTCGGAGATGACGATCGCATCGTTAGAGTTCATCCCGCGGTAGGGCAAGTAGGCCGTAGTCAGATTTGTTCCAAGGGCGAGCGTGCCGTCTTTGATGAAGGGTGAGTCGGTCAGCAACTGGCCGTTCCGAACGGAATCCCCTGCCTTCACCAGCAACGGATTGTCCAAGTAGGTCTTCGAAGCCAAAGGAAAATTCTGATAATACGAGACCCTAGCGGAGTCCCCCGCGATCTTGACCAAGTCGCCTTCGAAGTAGCTCGTCTCTTCGTCCAGTTCGGCAAACTTCCCTGGGGAAGGTTTTATGTAGATATATCCGTCTTTTATGCTTTGAATCGTTCCAGCAAAGGGCGATCGGGGCGCAGCCCGGACAGCGATCTCCTCTTCCATTGTCTTGTACTTGGATCCAGAGTAGGACGCGACTTGAACAAGCGGGGCTTCCCGGTGGACCAGAGGCAGGGCCTGGGTCATCATCTTCGAAGCCATCATCTGACGATTGCCATCTACAGATTCCTGTAATGGGATCAAGTTCGTAGACGGGGAATACATAGCTTGAGTCACAGGGATAAAATAATCTACTCGGGAGGCAGGGACAGACCGAATCTGACTCTTTTCAATGACATCGACATTTCCGGTCTTATGTTGATTTGGGAAACCAACGATCGAATCGGCTGCCTCTTCGACCGGGACGAACTTGTTCCGACCGGTCTTCGCATCACGTAGTAAAGTATAGATATTTCCGTCCCTATCTCGAGCCGTGAACAGGGTCGTTCTCAGGTCCACCCCGGCCTTCTGGGTGTCGGGAGTTCGTACCGGGTCGATGACGCCGATCTGCGACAAGTGAAGCCTACGGGCTTCAGCGGGGACTGCGTAGATGTCTCCGATGCCGCCCTCGCCAAAGAGCGTGACCTTCGCCGCCGAATCGATGATCTCGACCGGATTGATCTGCAAGGGCGCATCTTTCAGCGATGAGGTCGTCAGGAAAGTACGAATCCCCTTGGTGAAGGGAGCGGCCGGGAGGTCCTCGAGCTTGCCCGACCCGCGCTCGATTTTGTACATCAATTTACGTCGTAAATCACGAGCATCGAGCTTGATTCGCTCCGCAAAGAAGTCATCGACCGACTTCACCTGCTTGAAGGCCATTGATTCGCGCTCATCGAGATCCTCAGGGTTCTGATAAACTCGCAGGAGCTTACCCGAAGCATCAAGAAGAACGTCAGGGGTAACCTTGTCGTAAGCCTTACCCAAAGTTCTCTGATTGACCTTTGGATCCATCGATGTCCGATCATACTCGGCCCGGACTTTTTCGAGTTTTTCTTCAATGGTTCCGGCAGGAGCGGAATCGTACACCATCCGATTGTAGAGCCGCTCTAGATGCTTATCCCCCTTGCCCTGAAATTCTTCGCGGTTGATCCGCACAAGATCTGGGTTCCAAGCTTTGGCGATCTTCTCATCCGGTATTCCAAGTTTCTGTAGCACTGAGTAGAGTGGAATCTTCGTGGTCCCGTACTCCATGTTGAACAGACCCTTCTCCTGATCCATGGAGATCCGAAAATTATCACCCTTGGCTAGATTGAAAGAAGCTTCCAGAACTTCGTTCTTTCTCTTTCGCGTATAGACCCCAGGCTTGACTCTCAGTTGATTGTTCACTGTATAGGGAATACCGTTGATCACGAACGAATGCATCGGCGTGAGATACGGGATCTGTGCTAACGTCGTTCGCTCGCGAGTATCAACTACTTTCCCAGTCTCCGTATCTTTCAAAATCAGCGTGCCTCTCACTGGTTCTGAAATCGTTCGAGCTTGGAGCAACGCACGCTTATGGTCATCAGGACTAAGTTCGATAGGATCGACCTTGATGTCCTTGGCCTCCAGCGTGTAGTGGGACCCCTTGAAGGGGAAAACTTCCTGAAGCGCCTGCGTAACTTTATCGCGGATTTCTTCCCGCTTGTTCTCCGCAGTCGTGAACAGCATCCGGATGTCTTTTTTCGGCTCAGTCATGGCCGAATTATAGGCCATCGGGTGGTCGCTTGGAAAGTTCCATCTTTTCAAAAAATTAGCGATTATCTGGTATAAGCTAATGAATCTGAAAAGACTCATCTGGAAAGAAAGTGACTCGCAAGAGACACAGACTAGAAAGAAGAGACTGGACGGATTCGATTTTCTTTTTTTCAAGACAAGGGGTTCTAATGAATGAGCAGACTATTTTTCGCTACATTTATACAGGAGCCACAGTGCTCTGCATTTCCACCTTTCTGTTCGCATTCATCGATGCAATCTATGCCGATGGGAGCGCACTTATCGCCGTCGCCACTGGAGCCATGATGATAGCCATCTTGATTCCCAAATTTACCAAAAGAAAGGAGCTGAACAGATACTATGTCAACGATTTCGCCCAAAAACCAAAAACGTCACGTAGTCTATCGGTTCATAGTAGCGAACAGTTTGTACGACAGGGAGGTGGAATTAGGAGAAGAACAGATTCGCGAAGAGTTCAAAAAAAGTAAAGAGATCTTCACGGATATTAGCCGTGAAGGTCCTGCTTGGGCTGAAGAGATCTTCACGGATATTAGCCGTGAAGGTCCTGCTTGGGCTGCTATGACCATTGCTTACAAAATCTACAAATCCGGTTACGATAAAGAAGATGACTGGCCCATGATTCTTCTCGCCATGGATCCCCTGGGCACGATATACCGAATTGACGCCGAGATGGAGCTTCGTCCCGAGATCACCGAGGCCAAACCGACCAAGCTCTTTGAAGCCAACGTCGATGACAAGACGTTACCCATGTTTCCAAATTTTGCGGAAGAAAACGCCGCTCACCTCAAATAGTACCCAGAAAATCCCCTCAAAATCGGGTAAAAGAATATGCAGTAATCATAGTCCTAGTTGTATCTCAAAAATCTTTTACAGCAGCACAACGGAGGACGAAGTCGTGTGTGAAATTTGCGAATGGGACCTACCTGATGACGAAGACGACGAGACCAGCAACCAAGACGAGGGGGACGACAACGACAACGACGACTAACTGCTACTGAACAAATGCGCCCCAGGGATCACATTATGTGATTCCTGGGGTTCATATATTTTTTCATTGGAGGGCCCATGAGCGCATATTATCGCTGTGCTGTTACTGTTGAAGGGATTCAAGAAGAAAAAATCCTCCCTATCGCTAACGCCATCAAAGCTTTTTGGGGTTGTTTTGACGGATCTGATATCGATTTATCTCATGGAAAATCAGGGAATATGATTCAAGCCACAGGCGAAGGGAACATAAGTGACCCCATCGCTATCTTCTCTCAGAATCTCGCCATCGCCGTTTGGAAAGCCAATCAAGACAAGTGCGAAGTGACCGTGGACACGGTCTACATGGAAGAGTTGCCCACCGACTCGTTTCATTTCGATGAATCCGCGTACATCAAGATCATGGCGAAGGTATAGGATTCTTGGCGACCCCAGGCCGCTCTTCAGGTATCAAATACTTCAAAAAGCAGATCAGCGTGCTACCGTCCTTGGACCAGTTACGCTCCTCAATAGCGATAATCCACCCTTTCTGCAGCGAGTTGTTCATGATGAGCTCGTACGCATCGAGATCATCTTGTTTGTTCAACGTGAACACCGCCGCGCAGCATCGATACTTGCCAACCGTAAAAAGGTTTCGGCTGGTCTTTTTATCGACGTAATCTTGGACCTCTTGATCCGAGACGTAGGACAAATTATCTGCTGGATGAACCGGCGGAACATCCCGAGAGGACGCTGACCCGAATCGACTCGCAACATCAGCGAACGAATTGTCAAAAGGAATTTCTGGACCACCAGCGGGTTTGATATCCACGTTACATGCCTCCTGTCATGGGGGTCCCACCAGAAGGCATGCCACCTGGCATCCCAGCGGGCATCCCTGGCATTCCACCCATTCCGCCTTGAGCCATCTGCTGATTCATCTGCTCCCGAATTGATGCTCGCTGCTGTGTCTGGACTTCCTCCCAGCGCTGAACGACTACAGAGTACATGACCATGTCTTCCATCTGCAGAGAGTGCATCAAGCTTCTTCGTGAGCTATCATCCATGGTCATCATCTGCTGCACAATGGTATCAGCTTGAGCGATGATCGCTTGTTGATCGTAGCCCTGCGGTTGATTCGCCTGCACAGCGCTCTGAGCCTGAGTGGAAAGACTCTGCTGCATCTTCTGAATTTCCTGCTGAAGTTCGAACTGAAACCTCTGCTCGTCCAAGGTCTCTTGCTTTCGGAGACTCCGTTCGTCTTTGATGTCCCGACCGAGCAAATTGGCAGTTGAAGTGTTTGAGATAAGTGTTCCCCCAGACGCCTGATTGGCCTGGAAGAGGATCGCTTTCTGCTGGACATCATCGACCAACTTGAACGGCTCGAGCTCAATTTTGGTCTTCTTCCAACCCAGAAACTCGGCACACTTATCGTCGATCCACTGAGCCTGAGCGATCAGCTGGGTCGTATAGTTCAAGAGTTGATTTTCGAGCATTCTCAGGGTTACCCCGGATCCTGTCGCTGACAACCCACCATAGAGAAACTCCCGAGGAATCCCCAAAGACGCGATAATCGAGTTTTCAGCCTCGACGATCTCTCCTGTCACCATAAGCGCGCGACCCTGACCACCCAACATCGTCACCCCCAGAGGTATTGGTGAGAACATCAAATGGAGAGGGTCACGACGCCACGCCTGCAAATTCATCTTGGTTTCGTTGATCCAGTTGTTCAACGAGATCGTAATCGTTGGGTCCCCAGCAGCAGTTGCCTGGGCCGGATGCAGAACCCGAAACGGGGTCAGGTACTCAAGGGCGATAGCTTCGTTCGCCTTGCGCAGCGAGCTGACGTACATGAACTGCTTGAGTGTTGAGAGTAGTGGCGGGAATCCCCAATCGTTATCCACTCCAGCTGGTCCCTCGGCTCGCATGAAGAAAATCTTGCCTTTGGCAAACTTGAACAGTTTGTCCTGAGCGATAGTCTTCAAAAAAGCCATTGGCATCGTCGCCAACATATGGGAGTTACCGTCTTTGATCTGCTGCTTGATAACGCTGGGGATCTCGTAATAGAACTCTTGCTCTCCCGTAATTGGATTGCCATCGATTTCGATGCATTTAGGATCCCAACGAATGACGTGGATATCCCGCGGAGAGGGCATGCGCAACTTAACGTCCTCGACCTCCGCTTTCACACTCTTGTCGCATCGTTCACAGTGGAAAGTGAACTGCGGCTCCTTCATATGAATTCGAAACTTGAATTCTACATACCGCAGGTTGTACTTCGTTTTGCAGTCCGGGCACACCAGAAAGCGTCGAAATGGAAAGTACATGGAAATGAACGAATTTCCGTAAACATGCCGATCGATACCCGTTTGAATCAGAATGGTTTTGAGCTTCAGAACTTTGTCGTTGAGACGCTTGTACTTGTTCTTCAAAACTTCGCTATCGGTCTCGTAGACAAAGTCCGTAATCGGGTATATTGCAAATTTGCTGAGAGCGGCAAAGACTTGAGGGCAGTTGAAGTAGAGGTACTCGCAATAATGAAACAGCGACTTCAATCGGCGTGGAACAAACGTGGTGAGGTAATCAAACAGCGGATTGGGATGCTGAACACCTCGAGTCACAAAGTCGATTTCGGTGCTGATCATATTGGTCATAAGCAGTAGCTCCTTGAAAATTTTTCCGAGACTTAGGTAACTTTAGGCCAACTTTCAGAAAAATAAAAGGAAAAGGATCCCGTCATGCCGACAACTACTTGTAACCTATTCTGGATCAAGAAGACACCTGCCTTCCTCGTCCAGAGTCCAAGCCACGAGTATAAACGCGTGCTTGGTGCCATACGTCCCAAGACCATGGCCTGCTGGCTGTTTCCAGCCTACTACCCCTATACCCGTCAGGTCGCCAACGATCTGATGATCGTCGAACCGACTTTGCAATTTTCGAATGAAGCAACTGCGTTCATCAAGAATCAAGATCGACTCTATGACAAGATGCCGACCTTCGAGATCGATCTCGATCCCAGCTTTACCTACGTGACAGTCCCTTACCAGCACCAGGAAGAAGCAACAAAGTTCATCACCCAGGTGCTCAGAACGGCGGTGTTCTATGACATGGGACTGGGAAAGACAAAAGCTGTCATTGATGCCATACGCTACACCCACGAACGTACCCTCATCCTCACCCCCTCCGTCGGAATCTACAACTGGGCCCAAGAAATTATTCGTCATGCCGGGGTGGGGGCCTTTCTTTTCGAAGCTTTGGTTGGGGATCGAAAAGCGAAGCTTCGGACTCTCTCCCATGCCGAAGCGCTCGATATTCTCATCGTCAATTATGACACTGCCAAGCTCTACCATGAACTGATCCGAGCAAGTTTCGACTACGATTATATCGTTGCCGACGAGTCACACTACTTACGGACCCACAACTCGACCCGGACCAAAGCGGCTATTGCACTGGCTACGAAGGCTTCTCGGCGGACATTACTAAGCGGCACCCCATCACTGGGCGACCCGCGACACCTCTGGGGGCAACTGACCTTCCTGGGGAACCACATCGCGGGACTCGATTTCTGGAATTTTCAAAAACGATTCTGCGTGATCACTGATAAAGAGATCCGCGATCCAAAAAAGCCCCGTGTACCAGGGCAGGCCCCAGAGAAAAAGAAGATTCATCTGGTCGTTGGCTATCGAAACTTGGACATCCTGAAATGGAAAACTGATCCTATTTCTCTGCGAAAAAAGAAAGAAGAGTGTCTTGATCTCCCACCCCGAACGATCGTAGACGTGGAGTTTGACCTTACCGCTGAACAGAAGAAAGTCTACAACGAATTGGTCAAAAACATGCACACGGTCGTTTCTCAGCATCCCGTCACTGCCGCTTCCGGCGGCGTCCTAATCCAAAAATTGCTGCAAGTGTTATCTGGCTTTGTGATTCATGGTATTCCGAAAGAGATCTGCGACTACTGCCAGCACCTTCCCAATTGCGTCCAGAGCTCTACCACCCCCCTAACGGGGGGCTGTAGAATTTACCCGGTAAATACTCTAGGGTCGAAGGCCCACTTCAAGGACGGGGGCAAAGCGGAAGCTCTGTCCGAACTTCTAGATGGTATTCTTGCAGAAGACAGCAATAAAATCATCGTTTGGGCTCATTTCCTAGAAGAACTGAATCTGGTTGAAGCGATGCTCAAAGAAAAAGGGATCGAATATATCCGTGTCGATGGATCGAATAGTCAGCGGGCACCTTCACTCGCTGATCGCTTCAATACTGAACCCCAACTTCGTGTCTGGCTTGCCCAGATCTCGACCGGAGTGGCCCTCACCCTCACCGGGGCCTCGTACATGATCTATTACGGATTGAACTACGACCTGGGGAGTTATCTCCAATCTTTGGACAGAAACTACCGTATCGGCCAAGACAAGCCAGTAACTGTCTACCGACTGACCCGCCGAGGGTCGGTTCTGGACTTTCTGTACCAGTCGTTAGAGAAGAAAGAAGAGGTCGCCACAACCCTCGCCGACAAATTGGCCTGTATTACTTGTCCTCAGATGATAGCCTGCATGGCGCAAGGGGTTCAAATTTACCAGAAAGGGTGTAAGTTCAAAGCGAGAATCGATCGGATCGTAACGGTCCCAAAACCCATCTAAAAGGTGGTAAAAGAGAGTGAATTTCAACAGGGAGGATTTTCATGGACGTCAAGATCGAAGTACAATGGCACAGAGCCGAAATCGAGGAATTGCTCGAACGAGACTTGAATGAGAGAGGCTTCGCTCCGTTTATCCAGCCTGGCGAGGAAGAAGCCTTCTTCAGTTGGAAGGATTCACAGTTCGACGGAGCATCTTTACCTATGGTTCGCGTTGTCACCCTGGCTCAAATCGCTCCAAGAGCCTCCATCCCACCCGGAACGCTCGTCGTCCACCCTCCCGTGGCCGTTGCACCGCCGCCACCTTCCAATCCTCAACCCCGAAAGACCCTCTCCCAGGGAGAGATCGACGAGCTGGCCAAGTTGCTCCCTCACCCCGAGTATGCCAACCAGATCCTGAGCACCAAAACTGTCATCCGCGAGATGATGCCTGGAGAATCCCTAAAAAGACCAAACTGAAAGGAGACCGGATGATCGAACCCGAACCGTTCTTCGAGGACGGAGACATCCCGAAGAGCGCCTTGCTTCCCTCGGGGTACCTCAGCGCATCCCAGATCAAAACGTACCTGCGCTGCCAGATGCAATACTTCTGGCGCTATGTGCAGGGAATCATCAAGCCACCCAGGGCCTCAATGGCCGAAGGATCAGTATTGCACCGCTCGATAGAACGCGCGCTCCGAGAGAAGATGACCGGTCAGCACGTCTATCTAGATCTCTTGAAAGACACTTGGCGCCAGACCTGGACCGAGAAGGAGAAAGAGGTCGAAGACTGGGAGGAGTCCGACAAGACTGTCTATTGCCAGGATGCCGAGAAACGAGGAATGAAATTTCTGGAAATATATCATGAACATTTCCTCCCCAGCGTTCAGCCCAAGAGCGTCGAACAGGACTTCCAGGTGCTCGTCGGCCCATCCAAGATTCCAATCATTGGCTTCATTGACCTGGTCGATGGTGCAGGCAGCGGAACGGTCGTTGATCACAAAGTGGTCAGCATGACCAAACCCGAGGCCGAGGTCAAAGGAGATCTACAGCTCACCGTCTACGCCAAAGCCACTGGGCTCACCAACGTTCGCTTCGATTGTTTCGTGAAGACCAAGTCCCCAAAGATTGTCAAGCTCTCTGCTACACGAGACCATCGCGACCAGGTCTGGCTCGACCTCCTCGTCGAACGGGTCGTCCAGGGGATTCACTCCGGGAACTTCATTCCGTGCGCGCCTGGGAGCTGGTCCTGCACCGAAAAGCAATGCGGATACTTCGATATCTGTAGGAAATAAAACAACTATTCAGGAGAACAACATGTCTACCCTCATTCCAGGAATCGAATCCGAATTCGCCATGATTGCCGACATCTACGATGTTTCGTCAAAGTTGCTGGGAGAGGCCCTTCAGATGGGTAAGAAACCAACCAAGACTGGGGCCACTAGAATCAGAAAGCTCTTGAATGCTGCAGGGCGAAATGTCAAACTTGCGCGAAAGGACTTTCGGGAGTACACCATGGAAAAGTTCGGCGTAAAAGAAGACCCTGAAAAAGTTACCCAGGCCACCCAAAGCGGCCTATGCCCCAAATGCCAAGAGCCGTTAGATGCTGATCAGATGAAAGCTGGGCGCGTCTATGTCTGCTACCATTGCGGCAGCAAACCATTCGAGCCCGAGGAGGATCTTGATGCCGAAACCGGCAATGCCCCCCAAAGTTAAAGAAAAAATGCAGATCTCCCGCGTCCAGAAAGTTCAGCGTGACATCGTCAATCGATACGATCGAATCGTGAATCTCTGGATATCCTTTCACAATTCCGGAAAATATGTCGATGAGTTTTCTCGAGAGTTTTACCATGCTGTTGGTCGCATCTTGCAAGGCGCTCAATTAACCCCAGAAGACCTGACCATCGAGCTGCACGAAGTCGTCAATAACCAAGCATTCATTACCAACGGAGGCCACAAACGTGACAAAGAAATCCAACAAGCCACAAGAGAAGTTCGCGGGTCATAAGTTTCTCATCGCTGTCGATGACATCTGGGAAGAGGGGAATCTTCGGGATCCCGGATGGGAAAAATCGGTCAATGAGCTGAAGACCTCGATTCAGGAGAAGGGCTTGCTGCAACCCATCGGGTTGCTGCAAAAAGCAAAAGACAAGCAATGCTTTAAGGTCATCTTCGGACATCGCCGTCTCGCCGCCGTTCGCGCGCTCGGGCAGAAGCAGATTCCCGCGCAGGTCTACGCCAAGCTCGGCGAACAGGAAGAATTTGCCATCCGACTGACCGAGAACGCGGAGCGTCTGAACCTAGAGCCCATGGAAGAGGCAAGGGCATACGCCCAAGCAATCGAAAAGAAGGTCTTCACGGTGAATGAGCTCGCTCGAGCGATTCATAGGACCGCCGGTTACATCTCGCAGCGAATCGGACTGCTCAAGCTCACCGACGTAGTAAAAGACTCGCTGGAAGCCGGGCGTATCACCGCGACCCACGCTCGAGAGTTGTGCCGCATCACTGATGAAAAGACCCAGAAGAAGCTCCTCGGGAAAGCTGAGAAGATGGGCATCGAAGCCTTTCGCGAACTAGTCGCCAACGTCGGCGAGGGGAAGATCAAAAACTCCAAGAAGGGCCGTCCAAGAAAGACCAAGGACATCAAAGACGTCATGAAACCCCGCGACTGGGAAGACGTCAACAACACTCTCTCCGAACTCAATCGGCGCCAGATACAGGCCAAACAACGCGAGGAGCGAATGAAGTCTGAGTACCTGAAGGGCCTGATGCGCGGGATCACCTGGGCTCTTCAACTCGGTGGGGCCGAGCAATTACTCGAACTGGAAGAAGTCTCACATGCACCTGGGAAGGTCAAGGTCATCGAAGAACCGTTCCTGGATACCGAAACTGCTCCTGAGCAGTCCCTCACCGATACAGCCACGACTCACTGACAAGAAGACGTGAACTCATTGCAATGACTAAGCTTCCCGCGAACGCGGATCATCGCTTGGACCTTGATCTGACGAACACGCTCAGAGCTCATGTTGATGATTGAACCTATCTGACGAAGAGACATCGAGGGTGTAATCAGACCGTAGTAGCTCAGGAGAACAAATCGTTCTCTGTGGGGTAATCGAAGAACTTGTTCTTTGAACATCTCGCGCGTTCGTGACGCGTCAATGTCCCCACCAAAGTTTCCAGCCACCGATAGATGGGGGTCGTACGTTTCCTCAGCTACCGTGAATTGTGGATTGCCATCCGAACGAAGCAGTCTCCTGAGTTGCACATCAGAGAGTTGGGCACAACCGCGCAGATCGGCTTCTTCTGCCTTGCGCCCTTCTCTCTGGTATATTTTCTCTTTTTCACGACCAATCTTGGCCAATGCTTTTTTCCGCCATTTGGGGAGCGGGATGAGATTCGAACTCGCTTCTTCACGAATGAACAGATGAATCCAGTAGGTAGCATAGGAGAGGAAACGCGTATTATAGCTAGGGTCGTAACGGTCAAGCGCATGGAGAATGCCAATATTTCCTGACGAGATCAAATCCTTGAAGATCTCAGAGTCCCGCGAATAGCGGGCAGCGATTTTAACTACCGTACGTAAGCAATTGTGAACAAGGTGATCCCGTGCAACGAAGTCTTTCTTTCGCTGGTAGCGATAAAAAAGTTCGCGCTCTTCGTGTGGGGAAAGCTGCTTAGTATTAGAAACCTCTTTGTAATATTGGCTAAAAGTACGGTCCATGCGTGAACCAAGCACCAGTCGGTTTGATTGTGGTGATACGCAATCAGCTTATCGACAGAAAAGGAGGTGAGCAAGAAAATTCAGCACTTAGAATTTTGTTCACAACGTGCTGAAAACACATGTAAAACTTTTGTCAAATTTGCTTGATTCGGGACGGGTGGATGACCTAGGATTCAGAACCTAACACTTCTTCTTCAAGGAGACCCATATGACTACTGAGATGCAAAAAGTAGCGCCTTCCGAGAAACTTGGCCTCGAACAACTTTCCGCCGCTGTTCCTGAGAAGTATCGAGAGAACGTGACTGGTCTCTTCAATCTTTTCAACCCTGCCGAGAGCAAGCTAGAATTGGGGGACATCGACACGTCCCGGTATGTTTACCGGCCACCGATGATTCGGATCAAACAAGCGATGTCCCGCACCAATCTCCCCGCCAAGAACGGAGACCTCTATTCTCCAGACACTGGTGAGATCTATCAAAGACCGATGCTACTCATCCCGATCTTCACCTGGGAAAACCGAATGAAGTTCGGTGAAATGGGCGAGAAGGAGATCTGCATCTCCGAAGACAAGGAGCACAGCACCGCCGGACTGATCTGTTCTCAGTGCCCAGATCGCCCCTGGAAGGACAAGCAGCGCCAAGACTGCAACGACTTCTTGAACTTCTTCTTCATCACCCTCGACTTCGCCAAGATGTACAAGGTATCCTTCAGTGGCGGCAGCGCCAAAGCTGGCCGGAACATCATCAGCCAGTGCATGAGCGCCGCACAAAACCTCTGGACCCGGGTTTACTCCCTCGACACCGAAGAGATCAAAGGGCCCAAAGGACCGTACCACGCAGCAGTCACAACGTTCGTCGAGGCATCGCCCAAGGAACTGCAGTTCGCTGGGGCCGAACTGAACAAAGCGCTCAAACAAATGCGCATGGCCGTAAAAGCCGACTTGGCCACCAAGCTCGCCGAGAACGCTGCAGTGATTGCCACGGCTGTAGGGACCAATGAGGCCCCCGGCAAAAACATGGCGGACTTCGCTAACCTGTAGTCAAACGACAAGCAATGCCCGGGACGGTACCCTATCCTGGGCATTGCTTTCTTCCGTCATCGCGGAGGCCCAACGAATGCAACTCTCAGATGCAGCTCGTACTCTGAAACCTTGGTCGATGAGCAAAGCCGCGCTAGCCAGAAATTGCCCTTTTAGTTTTCAACTGAAGTACCTGAAGCGCATTCGCGAAATCGCACCCCCACGAAGTCCGGGCTCTCGAATCGGAAAAGCTGTTCATCGTATGCTCGAATCTTTTCTACAAGGGATTCCCGAAGGGGCGCTCCAACAAACTCTATTGGGTATCTCCATGAGAGAAAAGCTAACCAGTGTAGAAACAGAAGAAGCTATGAGCTATCTTCACAACATTCGTATGTTTACCGAAAAGGTTCAGGCCTACAAACAAAAGCATTCGATCTCCGAGGAATTTATCGAGCATAAATTCAGCTTCACCGACGACCTTCAGGCTGCACCGTACAACGACAAGAGTGAACTGTTCAAAGGCATCTGGGACTTAGCATTCAAAACCCCCGACAACTATGTGATCATTATCGACCACAAAAGCGGTGAGAAACTAGACCTGCCCCAAGTTCAAGAAAAATACGGACACCAGCACAAGCTCTACGCCGTGGGCGCTATGACAAAATTCCCCGATCTCTCCGGGGTCCAAATGGCCTTCAACTTCATTCAAAAAGACCATATTGTCTGGCTCCCCATGATATCCCGCGTGACAATTGAAAACGACCTCGTCCCCTGGTTCGTCAGCTACCTCAATGGTAGCGCTGAACAGGCTCAGACTGACCGAGCGATCAAAAGTTGGCTGTGCTCGTTCTGTGGCTACATGCCCGCCTGTCCGCTCAACATGCAGCATCCCGTAACGAAAGGAGAGGATCAATCGTGAGCTCCAAAGCCAACAAGAAAACCGCGCCACTCAGTCGCGAATTTCTGAAAGGGCTCTGGACGAAGATCAGTGTAGATGATTGGTTTAGTGTAGCCTGCGAGTTCAAGCCAGACGGAAAATGGAAAAAGTCGGGAGGTACCATCCGAGGGTCGTGCCTAGAGCATCAAGAGAGCACCCCGTCGATGGACATCCTGATCGAAAAGGGGTTCGTTTACTGCCATGGGTGCGGTTATCGTGAATGGAACCCATTGGACTTTTACCGGAAGCTGTCCGGGTACACCACACTAAATGTCATCGGTGATCTGAGCCAGCGCTTCAACATCAAATTCCCCGGAAAAACAGCAGAGAAGCTCCAGATGGCCAAGGAGCACAATGAGATGAAGATGGCCTTTTTCCGGGCCTGTAACAATGAATTCCGCGAGCAATTGATCAAGACCGAACCTTACGCCGAAGCAGCCATCAATTGGTTACGCACACGCAGTCTAGATTTCTCTACCTCGCAACTCTGGCCCATCGGCATCGTTCCACCTGTGGCCAAGCTGAAATCGTTTCTCGAGACCTCCCGAATTTCGCAGTTTTACCAGCCAATTCTGGCCCATGTGTACCTGGCCAATGCGTTGCACACTATCGGCCATATCGCCATGTTCCCCTTCAGTTCCCCATCTACGATCAGTTACATCAAAACTCGCGAGCCTTTCTCCAAGAATTTTCGGTTGATCTCGGACGAATTCGTCGACACTTACGAAGGCGTATTCTGCCTGAACACTTTCGTCCATTTACTTGGTAATCTACAGGACAACCCGGTTTACGTGTTCGAAGGCGAGTTCGATGCACTATCGATCCTCTCCCACAGCCGCGCCGCGGGACATGACGATCTGTGCGTTATCTCAACTGGAGGGAATCATGAAGTCAATCTACAGTTCTTGGCTGACTTCGGAATCTCGAACCTGCACATCGTCCCTGATAATGACGGAGGCGGAATTGGATGGGCGCAGCACATTCTGAAGAGCAGCGCAGACCTGATAAAGAAAGTCATGGTCTGGCCCTTCGATGCTCCGTCCCGCATCGACCCAGAAGAGGCGGTTGGGAAATTCGGTTTCGAAGTATTCTGGAAGATGGTGCAGGACAACCTCGCGGCCAAGTCCGACTGGGCCTATGAGATCCTAGCCCCAAGGCTCGCCGACACGGATGACCTCACTCAGATCAACCAGATCACCAACATCTCCAAATGCCTCTTTGATGCGGACCGAGTGGCCCTGCACCAAAGAATCGAAAAAGAACTTGGGATCAAAACTGACCTCATCCCCGCCGCGCTACTTGACGATCTAGACGAGTCCTCCATCGCATCCTTTGTCATCAAGATCGCTCACGACCTACAACGGCGCTTCTCGCCCCTTTACTACGAAGACACCAACGGAGCGAGATCCCACATCATGTACGACCCGGCAACCCGAAGCTTGGTCAACCTTCCCGTAGGAAAGCAGTCCGACCGGTGCCGGTTGGAATTGCAAACTGCGATCAGCATGACTCTTCAAGAATATTGCAAGAAGATTGGCGAGCCTCTGGAAGTGGAGAGCAAATTCACCAAAAACGGAGATCTCTATCCGAAGCCATTCGAAGCCGCGACCAAGCTGCGGAACCTGTGCCTGCAGCAAGCTGTTGAGATTGTAAATATGAATACAGCTCCCCGAGGTGCCATCAAGGAGCTGACCAGCGGTATGCATCTTATCGACGATGTGACTTACATATCAAATGGGAAAACCTTGATCAAGGGAGAAATTACCGACGGAGAGATCATTTTTTCTGACGTTGAAACCCCCAAGCTCACCGCCAGGGAAGGACAACTGCTCTTTATTCCAGGAACAGCGCCTTGGAGCGAATTCATTCACACCCCAGGGGACCTCTACGAAGGAAAAGGCTTTGATGCCAAAGAGGTATTCGAGACGATCGTGGACCTACTCAATGGTTGGCAACTTGAGGAAAAGGAGAACGGACTATCCCAGAAGATCCTGGCCGCCGACGTCCTTTACACTCCGATCGCCAGTGCCTTCCCAACAATGACCGCACTGCGTTTGAAAGGTCCTTCCCACTCCGGAAAATCTGCTCTGATGTCCTTCATGTACCGCTCCCGGGACCCCGACGGATACTATCTGTGCGAAGCAGCGAACTACATCGATAGCTATTCCTGGGCCGGGATCCGTGGTCTAATCAATGGATCTACACTGCGTCTGTGCCTAGACGAGTTCGAACAGTCGAACCGCCCAGGCCTGACCAAGCAGAGCGAAGCGGTCAACTCCATCCTGAACAACATCCGCAACACCTCTAAGGGTGCAGTGGTCATGATGGGCAACTCGGACATGAGCTCCCACGCTTTCAGCTTGCGTTGCCCGGTCTTCGTCGCTGGGATCCACTCAATGAACGAATACCGAGACCTTTCCCGATTCGTGCCCATCGAGACCATGCGTATCGACAACTTCTACTCACCGATCTCCAAGATACGCGCGAAGTTCAATCCAGAGCAGATGCGCGATCTACGTAAAAAAATTACTCTCTGCCTTTTCCACCGCATCCCTGAAATCCGAGAAACTTGTAAGACGATTATCCATGAACTGAGCAAATTTGGTCTGATGGACCGACTAATCGAGCTCTTGGCCCCAGCCGCTTGCATCATGAAGATTGTCGGGGTCCCAGATTATCTCGAAGTCATAGAGAAGTTCGCTCGACTAAAAACCATACAGATCGCCAACATGGTCGACGATGACGATGCAACCCCATTACTCAAAAGCATCCTGTGGACTCCTTTCCCCGCTATGATGGTTTCTACAAACTATCCGAAATCGATTATCAAACTCGAGGAAGTCCTCCAGGACCCTACTGCCTTCGATCTTCCAACTATTGGCGTTCATCTTCTCGATGACAAGCATCTGCTAATCCGCTGGGTAGAACTCTCCAACACCGTACTTGCCAACTCGAAAAATTTCAAATTCCGCACCCCTCAGCGCCTGCGTAGCACTGTCGCCAATAGCAAGTACGACATTTCGAAGACCTCACTCCCCTCCCCCCTCCAGACCAAAGTCAACGATCTACTCCGTTCTGGAGCAAACGAGTACGACTATTCCATCATCGATCTGCAAGTACTAGGAATGATCATTCCAAATTTGCACGCCTCAATGACTGCCCCCGTGCAACTGATTTCAGAAAGCGATTGCCTCCACAAATTTGGCGACATATAACTTGCAAAGGAGTCTCGCATGGGAATGCACACCTATACACCCGAGATGAAAACAGACCTCTGCAAAGGGTGTCCATCATACCGAGAAGTTTGCGCGAATATTGGCACAGGCGGTCCGAAATCGGCCCACTTGGTGATAATCCCCTTCATGCCTACACACCACGCAATCATCGGATCCGGATCTTTCTTGGATCTAGATAAGAGCATGATCTCTCGCGTCGTCCGTGAAGTTCAAAAAAAGAGATACAAGGACCTCAAAGTCTACTACTCCTACTCCGTTCGAACAATTTCAAAGCCTACTGCCGACCATAAGAAGCACTGCGCCGTTCTTCTCAAAAAGGAACTCGCTGAGATTGACCCAGCTGGCCCGATGGACCTACCAGTATTTATCACTACGGGCTCCGAGCCGCTAAAAGCCTTGGGGCTCCCTGTCGGCAAAATCGAAACTGTCTTCGGAAAGTCCTTAGACTACTCTCTCCTCACACCCTTGGGGGAAAAGAAAACTAAGATCTTCCCGCTGGTCTCTCCCAAGAAACTCGCTGCTACTCCAGGGCTTCTCTATCAAGTCGAAAGAATCTTTGATCAAGCCATCCAACGCGCGCTTGGTATCGAAATTGAACCTATCAAAATCGACTACCGTTACCCGCGTTCCCCTACCGAAGTCGCTGAGTTGATCACTGAAATCTTCTACTATCAGCGTGACGGAATCTCTCCGATGAAATGGAACATCTCGGTCGACACTGAGACAAACACACTGTATCCCTACGATCATCCAGACCCGCGAATGCTAATGATCTCGATCGGCTGGGACGAGGGGAAGGCCGCAACCATTCTGGTCGATCACCCGAGCGCAGGCTATTCCAAAGAGGAACGTGACCAAATCCTCGACAAAATTCGCTGGCTGTTGGAGAGCGGAAAACCGAAGGTCTTTCACAACTATAAGTACGATTTGAAGTTCCTGGAGATGCTCTACAAAATCAAGGTCTCCAACGTGAAGTGGGACTCTCTTCTCGGAGAGCATTTCCTGGACGAAGACAAGAAGGACATGTTCTCGCTGAAGAAGATCGGCCCGATCTATGCCCCCGCCTACCAAGCCTATGACGAAGAGCTAAAGCAGGAGCTCCGCAAGGAACGGGAAACCGGAGAAGTCTACACCGATCAGGATCTGTTCGACATGTACGTCGGAAACCAGTTCCCTGACAACCTCGATTCTGATGACGATGAAAAGTACGTCAAGTGGTGTACCCTCGGCGCGCATCTGCTCGAGCAGGCTACTATCAAAGAACGGATCAAGATCGTCAAGGGCCAAGAGCTCAAACTCGCCAAGTCCGCCCTCGCCCGTTCCAACAAGGCAATCAAGGCTCTCAAGACCGAGCTCCAACTCGACTCGCCGAAGAAAAAGAAAAAGGCCGGGGGCTTTGAGCACGTTCCACTCGAGACTCTCGTAAAATATGCCTCGGCCGACGCTGATGTTACCTGGCAAGTACTACGAGGGCAGATCGAGCGGATCAGTCGCGAAGGAACGATGAACAGCGGCGTGGGCGTCATGCGCGCACTCTACATCCCGGTTAGCCGGGTCATTGCCAAGATGGAATACTGTGGTTTCGCAGTTGACAAAGATTACATGAAAGTGCTGGAAAGGGAAGCTACCAGCCGAGCCAAGAACCTCACCAATGACCTAATTGGCTTGACCGGTGTCGACTTCAATCCAAATTCCCCGCCGCAGACCTTCAAGGTCATGTTTGAGAATTTGCAATTCACCGCTATTGCAGGGGTCTTCACTGAAAGCACCAACAAAAAGGCGATGGACGCCTTCGTCAAGCACTACGCGGCTGACGACCCGCGCGCCGAGTTCGCCGAGAAGCTGATCCAGTACCGAGAGGCCAAGCAGGTCCTGAAGACCATCAACAAAAGCATCAAGGGGAACCTGATGAGCGATGGACGCATTCATTGCTCGTTCCACCTACAAGGGACTACAACTGGACGTTTGTCCAGTACCGGTCCAAATATGCAGAATCTAAGTGGAGTTTCCGGACGCCGCTTACGGGTTGTCGATGGGGAAGAAGTCGTCCTCTACCCGGGCTACAACATCAAGAAGCTCTTCGTCCCTAGCAAGCCCGGGCACGTAATCGTCAACTGTGACATCTCGGGCGCCGAGCTCCGGGTGCTCACCGCCTACGCCCCAGACGCAGATCTCATCGCCGCACTCAACGAGGGCAAGGACATCCACAGTTTCGTCGCATCGAAAATCTACAAAATCGACTACGAGGAGATCAAGGCCAAGAAGAACACCGACATTGGCATGGCCAAGAAGAGAAAGATCGCCAAAACCTGTGTGTTCTGCACGGCCTACGGCGGCGGTCCCAAGAAAATCGGAGAGCAGGCCGAGATCCCTCTAGACGAAGCCAAACAAACCCAGGCATTTTTCTTCCAAAGCTTTCCAGGAATCCAGGACTATATCGATAAAATCAAAGAAGAGGTCAAGCGATACAAGAAGGTATCAACACTCTTCGGCCGTTATCGAAGATTCCCCAACCTGATACTCGATTATGACAACTCGCAGGCCTGGAACAGCGCTTATCGCGAGGCGATCAACTTCAAGATTCAAAGCACTTCAAGTGATCTTGTTTTGTCACAGCTCGTCGAGATCGACGAGAACATCGCCGAGATCGAAGGCGAGCTCCTGATCACCGTTCACGACTCTTATGTCTTGCAGGTCCCCGAGAAGAATATCGACAAACTCTACCCGTTCTTCGACAAGTACATTACTCAGCGCGTAGCCGAGAAATTTGCCTTCCTCCCAGTCAAGTTTGCTTACGATTTGGAGATAGGACCGAGCTACGGAGAAACCGAAGCACTCGAGAGACCTAAGGAAAGGGACCCCGAATGAACATGCTCACGCAGTCCGACCCGCAACTGAAGGTCTACTATCACGCGGCTTCTCTAGGAACCTTCGCAGGACAAGAAATCAGTGTGAATGGTGGTATAAGAATACACGTACGTCACCTGGCTTCCGTTTCCTTGCGGGATGATGGAACCGGATTCGAATTTACCCCGGTTATTTTTGTCAAGCAGGACATGATTCTTTACGCTACCGCGCTCCTAGGAGAAGTAGAAATGCCCGAGAACATGCGTGGCGATTACCTGTCTTATATACGTCGGCGCGAGAGCGCCCTACCCAACTAAAAGGAGAAGTCATGAAAGGGGAACTAGCAATCATGGACACCACCGGAGACACCAAGGTCATGTGGGACTCCGACAACAAGGACGAAGTAGAGACAGCCAAGGAGACTTTCACCCGCCTCAAGAAGAAAGGCTACATCGCCTATACCGTCAAGGGAAAAGGCGAGAAGGGCGAGATCATGAAGGAGTTCGACCCTAACGCAGAACGGATCGTTATGGTCCCCTTCCCTGTCGCAGGATGAGCCCATGTTTATCCCTAGTTTTATTCGAGGAAATTCGGCCACAGTTAGTACGGATTACGCGAATTCCCCGAACGTCTGGAGCTCTTGGAACAAAGACTACATTGACACAGTATCCTACCTGCATAGCAACCGCATCATCTGGAAAACTTGGAATTCGGATTACACCGAAGGATCTTCTGGGGTCTCGGACAGCACGAATTCATTTTTTCATATCGACCCAGGAACCGGATCGAGCACCACGGATATCCAAGTGTGGCAAGTATGGAACGTCCACCAGGAGGCCAGAGAATCGACCAGGAGGGCCTCGGCCGAGCAGCGGGAAGCCTGGCATCGGATGGAGCAGGAGCAGCGCCAGCAAGAAGAGGAGAATACTGCTCGCTGGGAGGCAGAGTGGAAGGCAAAGGCTGAAGAACGCCAGAAGAAAGAGGCCAAAGCCAAGCAACGAGCCGAAGAGCTACTCAGGTCGTGCCTGACCCCGCAGCAACAGGACGAGCTCGACCGGCTGAATCTGTTCCACCTAATCGTCGGTGACAAGAAATACCGAATCAAGAGAGGCCGGAGTCGGAACATCGAGCTCTTGGACGAATCCGGGAGGCCCATCAAGAAGCTCTGTGCCCACCCAGGGGAGTATGTTCCCGACGCTGACACCATGCTGGCCCAGAAGCTGATGCTGGAGACTGACGAAGAGGCGTTCCTGAAACTTGCCGACCACACCCCGGTTCACTACCCGCCTGAAGCGCCGACGGTTCGACCGAGCGAACAGGTTGCGAGGGCTGTCTAACCTATTCAATGGGAACCCTTCTCATCATCTTCGGGAGTGTCTTCTCCACAGCGGGTGATGTCATC